CTGCCTGACCAATCAGCAGATCAGCCAGAACACCTTCGACGCCTTGAGCAGTCATGCGCACAACGTCGGCACCGCGAATACATGCGCCAGTCGGGCCGTCGGCTTGATCAACGCCGGTCGTATCGCGGACGGCTGCAGGGCGCTGGCGTGGGCTCCGGATGGTAAACCGGTTTGGGCCTACGTCACTGATGCACAGGGCCGCAAGGTGTTCGTTCCTGGGCTGTACAACCGGCGTCGGGCGGAAGCGGAGATGTGCCTCAAATGACCCTCAGTCCGCTACGCCTTTTCCTGTTTCTGGTGCTCATCAGCTTGCTGGCCTGGTGCGCAGTTGACTGGGTCGCTGATCAGCGAGACGACGCCCGCCGTGAACGTGACAGCGCACAGTCCAAGGTCATCGGCTTACGTGAGGCCGCCCGGATCAGCGGTGAACTGCTCGCCGCCCGTGACCAGGTCGACCAAAAAAACACCGAGGAACTGAACCATGCACTCGCTGAAAACGACGCTCTGCGCCGCGATGTTGACGATGGCCGTCAGCGGCTGCCAGTCCGTGCCACCTGCAGACCCGCAGTGCCCACAACCACCGGCGCCGCCGGCGTGGCTGATGCAAGCACCGCCGAACTCGCAGCAGACGCTCGACCGGATTATTTCACCCTTCGAAGTCAGCTCGCCGTAAGTCGGCAAATGATCCTCGGCCTGCAGGACTACACCCGGCAGGTGTGCCAACACATACCCGCCAATCCCTGATGAATGCTCATCCAACTCCCTATAGATGGACCATCCAATGACTGACGTAAAACGCGATATCACCCTGGAAATGGGCGACCAGGAATTCACCTTCCACCTGACGCCCCAGGACGTGACCAAGTACTTCAACGCAACCACTCAAGCGAACAAGGTCGCGCCAGCGCACAACCTGCTGATGAGCACCGTCAAGCCAGAAGGCAAGGCTGATCTGAAGTCGCTGCTGGAAAATCCGGTGACCACCATGACCATCGCCGGTGCGCTGCTCGAGGAGTACTCGCCGAACATCGACATCATCGTAAAAAAGTCCTCAGCCACGCTGACGGCTTAACCAACGACGGGTTGGGCCAGCTTTTGGCCCTGACCCAACGCTGGCTGCCTGGTGCCGAACCCACCATCGAGAACATGGGCATGGCCAAGTGGCTGGAAGACGAACACTGGAAACGCATGAGTTTTGCCGTCGCTGACGGCATTTCCCATGCCTTCAACGGATAACAATCCATGGCTGACCGCAGCGCCCGACTGGCTTTCATCCTGAGTCTGACCGACAAGGTCAGCGCGCCCCTGGGCAAGGTGAAAACCAGCTTCACCGACCTGGCCACCCAAGGCCAGCAGAACATCATGAAGATGGGCGCAGGTCTGGCCGGCATGGTGGGCGCAGGCGTGGCCATTTCCGAATCGCTGGAACCGGCACTGGAGATGAACCGCGCCCTGGGCGAAGTCCGCTCGCTGGGCGTGGCTGAAGATGCATTGAATGCCCTGAACAAAAAGTCCCTGGAGTTCTCCGTGAACTACGGCGAGAACGCCCGCGACTTCGTGGCCTCGGCCTACAGCATCTCGGGCGCGATCAAGGGGTTGTCCGGTGACCAGCTGGCCACCTTCACCAACACCAGCAACCTGCTGGCCAAGGCCACCAAGTCCGACGCCGAGACCATGGGGGCCTACGTCGGCACCATGTACAACCTGTTCAAAACCTCGGCCGACGCGATGGGCAAAAGCCAGTGGGTTGAGAAACTGGGCGGCCAGACGGCACTGGCGGCGCAGCTGTTCCGCACGGACGGCGCACAGCTCAAGGATGCGTTCAAAGAGGTGGGCCAGCTCGCCACTACGGCCGGCGTCGATATCGCCGAGCAGTTCGCGGTGATCGGCACGCTGAGCAGCACCATGGAAGGCGGCGATGCTGGCGGACTGTACAAGTCGTTTTTCGAGAACATCGGCGCGGCCTCCGAAAAGCTCAAGTTGAAATTCACCGAGCAGAACGGCCAGCTGATGCCGATGGCGGACATTCTGGCCAAGCTCGAAGGTAAGTTCGGCGACCTGACCAGCGCCGCTGCCGGCACCAAGTTGACCGAGGCTTTTGGCGGTGAAGGGGCGAGGGTGATTAATGCCCTGGCCAAGGACACCGACCGGTTCAAAAACGGGCTCGACCAGTTGGGCAAAGTTCGCGGCTTGGAGAGCGCCGAGAAGATGGCCAAGGCCATGGTCGACCCGTGGCAACAGTTCGGCGCGGCCGTCCAAGCGCTGCGCATTGCCTTCGGCCAGGCGCTGATCCCGATGCTGACCCCGCTGATGGACAAGCTGGTGGGCATCGCCGGAACACTGACCCGTTGGACCCAGTTGTTCCCGAACATTACCCGGGTGATCGGCATCACCGTGCTGGTGGTCTTTGGGCTGATCGCTGCTATGGCCACGATGACCCTGGTCGTGGGCATGAGCAAGATGGTTTGGTTGTCGCTGGTCACCGTCTGGAAACTGCTGAACTGGACGGGTTTTCGCAGTATCGCCATGTTCCTGCTGCAGACGGTGTTGGTTGCCGCGTTCGTGGTTGGCTTGGTTGCGCTGTACACCTGGATGGGTTTGGTCAGGGTCGGCATGTTGCTGTGGCAGGGTGCGATCTGGCTGGTCAACGCCGCCATGCTGGCCAACCCGGTGCTGCTGATCATTGTCGGAATCGTTGCCCTGGTCGCGATGGTGGTTGCCGCGATCGTCTACTGGGACCAATGGACCGCTGCACTGATGAACACCGCCGCGTTCCAGTGGATCGCCGGCAAGCTGCAGGCGCTGTCGGATTGGTTCGGCTCGATCGGCGGTTGGACCGGCATGGCCAGCGCGGCTTGGGACGGCATCGTCGCGATCTTCAAGGACGCGATCAACGGCCTGATCGAAATGCTGAACAAGATCCCCGGCGTGCAGATCGATGCGGCCTTTGGCGAGATACCTAAAGCGCCGGAGATTCCCGGCATTTCCGCGCCCCTGGTCAACGTGCCGGCACCGCCACAACTGGTCACCACGCCGCCGCTGACCGAACAAGCCGAACAGGCACGCCAACGCATGAGCAGCGGCACGTCGGGCGGTCTGTCGCCGATAGGGCCCACTGCCGTGCCCCAAGGTGGCCTGCTGCGCAGCATCCAGAACACGACCAACCAGAATCAGGGGAAGGTCACCCACGTTGGCAGCGTGACGATCCAGAACAGCAAGCCGATGACCCCGCTGGAAATGGAAAACATGGTGAGCATGGCGGTGGGCGGATGAGCCTCTATATCGATCTGCTGATCACCCACAACGACCTGACCCTGGACGCTTCGAATCAGCCGTTGCTGATCGATGACCGGGCCAGCATCGCCCAGGACATCGCCCACATGATCCGCGACAGCGGCCTGCTGGTGACCCTAGTCGGCGAGCGCAACCGATACCGCCAGGCCGACTGCATCCAGCAGCTCGAGCTGCTCGTTGAGACGGACGAGCGTCTCGTTCCCGGAACCACCCGCTTTATCAAGCAAGAGCCAGGGCAGTACCTGGTCACGGCCAAAACCGTTGAATTTGGATCTATCGAGGTAGTCCTGTGAGTGATGTTGATTTCAAACAGGCGCTGAGCGACGCCGGCGTTCCGACCACCGAAGCCAAGCTGCGCGCCGCCTGGGAGGCCGAAGTTATCGCCCAGGGCAGCAAGCTGAGCAACACCAGCTCGTGGTCGCCGTTCTGGCGTGTGGTGACTGCGCTGGTCACCAAGCCGGTGATGTGGCTGATCGATTTTATCGCCCTGACGGTGCTGCCTAATTTCTTCGTCAAAACGGCGGTCGATGCCTGGCTCGACATGCTGGCCTGGCAGGTCAACGTCACCCGCAAAGCCGCGACCAAGGCTGAAGGCTGGCTGCTGTTTACCCGCAGCGCCGTGGTCGGTGTGCTGGAGGTGCCGGCAGGAACTCGGATCCAGTCGATCGCCATCAACGGCAATGTCTATGTCCTGGTGACGACGGTGGCCACCAGCTTTATCGACGGCCAGTCCCAAGTGCTGGTTCCGGCCGTGGCCACCGAAGCCGGTAGCGGATTCAACCTGGCCCCGGGTTACTTCTCGATCCTGCCCGAACCGGTGCCTGGAGTCATTCAGGTAGTCAATGCCGAGGGCTGGTTAAGCCAGCCCGGGGCGGACGTGGAGAGCAACGACGACCTGCGCCTGCGCACCCGCAATCAGTTTTCGGCGGTTAACCAGTGGCACACCGATGCGGTGTATCGCGCCATGATCGCCGCCTTCCCGGGCGTTCAGGCTGACGGGGTGTATTTCGAACACGGAGCACCCCGGGGTCCAGGCACCGCGAACGCCTACGTGCTGTTTGAGGCGAATTCCCCAGCCGACACCTACCTCGCCGAAATCAACGCGTACATCCGGGACCAGGGCAACCATGGTCACGGTGATGACCTGGTGGTGATGCAGATGCTGGAAACCCAGCACCTGGTGCAGCTGACCGTCTGGCCCAAAGCCGAAGTGGGCTCGGAGCGATGGCCAGCACTCAAAAGCGATGTCGAGCTGTATATCCGCGCCGCGTTTCGCGAGAGCACAGACAGCGACTACCAGCCGACCCTGACCTATCCCCAGTCACGATTCTCGTTCAGCCGCCTGGGCGAAGAGTTGCACCAGGAGTTCCCCGGCATTGATTCGCTGCACTTCGAAAACGAGGACATCATTTCCGAGCTCACCATCCCGCGGCTGACGGGCGTCGAGGTGGACCTTGCTTAAGTTGAGCCTGCCTTTCTGGCTCGACGGCGTCGAGCTGACCAAGTTGAAAGCTGCCGCCCAGTCCTGGTGGACAAAGGCCGAAGACTGGGTTCGCTGGCCGATGCTGCAGCTGGACGCTGAAACCTGCCACCTGTCCGTGCTGGATCTGCTCGCCTGGCAGCGCGATATCCAGCGCTTTCATGGTGAACCTGAGCGCCTGTATCGCCTTCGCGTCAAGTACGCCTTCGTCAATGCCGTGGACGCCGGCAGCACCTCAGGCATGGTCCGCGTCTTCGAGCGCCTGGGTGTCGGTTATGTCGAGCTGGAAGAGCGGGTCGATGGCTTGGACTGGGACATCATTCTGCTGCATCTCTCAGACACGCAGCTGAGCGAAAACCCGGTGCTATTGCGCGTGCTGATGCAGCAGTACGGCCGGACCTGCCGACGCTATGACTTTGTGACCATCACTCCGGTTGTGTTGGGCCTGCGCATCGCAGATTTCAACGATGACCAGCAAACGCTGTTTGCAAGCCTGGACGAAACCGCCAACAAACTGGTGGTGATCAACGACCAGGTGCTGATGACCCTTTTGAACGACCCATTTAGGAGCCCCCATGGGAGCTAGTATTACCCTTGCCGGCGAGACGCTCATTGCGCAGAAGCAGGCGGCTCAACAGGTACTGGACGTTGCGCGGTTTGTGCTCGCCTACGTACCGGGGCTGAATGCTAATGCAGCGGTTGATCGGGCTGGCGTCAAGCCTCCGGCCAACCAAATCGTTTACACGGCCAATGTGAACCGCAAAGGCTTCGTCAGCCCGCGTCAGGTGATTTACAGCCTGATGGTCGGCTCTGATGTCGGCGACTGGGACTTCAACTGGATCGGGCTGGAGACGGCGGAAAACGTACTGCTCGCCGTCGCTTACGTGCCCGTGCAGCAGAAACGCCGCAACATCCCGCCGCTGCAGATCGGCAACAACATCACTCGCAACTTCCTGGTGGAGTTCAGTGGGGCCCAGGCGCTAACGGGCCTTGTTGTCGACGCCAGCACCTGGCAACACGACTTCACGATCCGCTTGAACGGCATTGATGAGCGCGAGCGTTTGAGCAACCGCGACATCTACGGGCGCGCCTGTTTCTTCAATGACAGCCTACAGCTGGAGCGCAACAGTCTGGGCCTGTACCAGCTAAAAGCGGGCATGGCCTATATCGAAGGCGTCAGGGTCGTATTGAACGCAGCGACCTTCGTCCAGCTACCAGCACTTCCGGCCAAAGCTTGGCTCGACGTTTACCTGGCGCATGTGGGCAGCGACGTAGTTGCGGGGTGGACGGTGGTCTTTGGGGCGGCCAAAGCCGACTACAAAGACGGCAACGGTAATCAGCATTACGTGGTGCCGCTGGCTAGTTTGACGGCAACGGGAGGCATCACCGACCTGCGCGCTGTTCAGCCGATCACCAAAGCCCTGGTTGAGCATTTTGCCGCGCGTGATGGTGACTACGAACACTTGCGCGCCCGGGCGACGACCAAAGAAGACGTCGGCCTCGACCAGTTACCCAACGCCAAGAGCGACGACCCTGCCACCAACAGCAGCGACATTCTGGCCACCACCAAGGCCTTGTTCGATCTCATGAGCAGCCTCAACGGCAACCTGACCGGCATGGTCAGCATGTTCCCCATGACAGTGCCGCCGACGGGCTGGCTGCGTGCGAACGGGGCTGCGGTATCGCGGATCACCTACGCGGCCTTGTTTGAGCGCATTGGCACTACGCACGGAGTCGGTGACGGCACCACGACCTTTTCCCTCCCGGACCTTCGAGGCGAGTTCCTTCGAGGTTGGGACAACGGACGAGGCGTCGACAGCGGCCGCGCCCTGGGCAGCTGGCAAATCGGCCAGAACGCTAACCATGCCCACACCGGGACTGTCGGCCGCTCAGGCAGGCATTCCCACGTCCTGAATTTGAAACTCGACCGCGGCCCAGGCGGTGACGGTAACGCCCTCTGGGGTGACGAGCCGTACTACGGCGAAGGCGTGGCCACTACCCAGGAAGATGGCGAACACGATCACCCCATTGAAATCGCATCGTCCGGCGGCACCGAGGCTCGCTCTCGCAACGTCGCCTTGCTCGCCTGCATTAAGTATTGAGGGGACAACATGGACACTAAAACTGTTTACCAGCTCGACGACCAGGGCCGCTACGTGGGCAAGACCGTCGCCGACAGATCCCCCCTCGAAACCGATGTATGGCTGATGCCCAGAGGCTGCGTCACGCAAGCACCGCCCCGGATTCCTGCGGGCAAGGTAGCCCAGTGGAACGGCCAGGCCTGGCAACTCGTGGAACTGAATCCATGACCTGGTCACCCGTACAGATGCGCTGGCCTGACCAGGCCACACAGTGGCTGGCCGACCTAAGCAACGCCCAAGGCCTTGCAGGGCTGGAGCTGACTAGCACCGGTGAGCGGGTTTCGGCGCTGGCCACGCTGGCCACCACATCGCCCGGGCCGGTCGGCGCAGCCGCGATGCAGGCCGTCGCGGCTGGTCGTGCGGCGTTGGCTGGTGCTCTTGGCGAGCCGCCGCTCTGTCTGGTAGTGACGCCGTTCCAGAGCGGTGTCGGTCAGGGCGTTGGCTATCAGCGTTACCTGTCCGCGCCCAACCTGCTGCAGCACATGGCGGACAAGCTCGAGGACAGCAGCGATGACAAGCGCCCGGGTGATTCCCAGCACGCCCTGGTGCTCATGTTTCTTGCGACCCAGTACGACCAGCTGGCCAGCACTCTGGCGGCGTTCAACACCTTGCTGCCGATGAAGGACTTGCAACGAGCCGAACGACGCGCCAGGCAGTTGTTCGCCTTGGAGGCGGACAAGTGGGAGTTGCCAACGGCCGGCATGCTGCCGTTGTGGGACAAGCTTCCCCTGGATCGATGCACCATAACCAAGGTTGCGGGCCAGGCCATGTCCGGCCAGCTCGCTGCCCTGGAGAGCTATGCCGACAGCACGCCGCTGGGCGACCTGTCCGCGCTGGCCACCCGCAAAGCGGCGCAGGCCAAGAACATGATGCAGACACTGATGGATCTCAAGGCGCAGCTTGCTGACAGTTCGGCGAGCAGCACCATGCGCGCGCGTCTGATTGGCCCCGGAAACGCGGCGGACCTGCGTCAGCAACTGCTTGCCGGTGAGGCCCCAGGGCATGAGTGGCCGCTGTCTGCCGGCGTGATGCTGGTGGGCTCGCTGCCAGGCCTGGCTTTCGTCCGGGAGTTGGTCGGCCTATGACCCTTTTGCTCGATGGTCAGGAAGTGCGCGGCAAGGGGCTCAAGGTCACGGCCAACCTGCGCATCGAAAGCGAGGATCTGTCGGGGCAAACCAGCAACACCGAGAAGGCGCACAAAGGCTTCAAGCCAAAAACCTTGGCGGTCACGATGCTGATTCGATACGTCGACGAAAGCCAGCTGCGGTTCCTGTTGAGCCTGGCTGAAGCCACTGAAGCCGGTGGCCAGCTCAAAACCTATCGCGTCGTAAGCGACACCGCTGCAGCGTTTGGTATTCGCCAGGTGCAGTTTTCCGACGGCGTCAGCGCCCGGGAAGACGACACCCTCAGCGCCTGGCGGATCCAGTTCACCCTGACCGAAAAACTTTCAAACCCCGAGCGGGTGGAAAGCCGTCGAGCAGCCAAAGCCGTGAACCAGCAGGGCGGTACTGGCGTATCGGTCGGCGGTACCGGCACGGGCAGCGGTGATGGGACCACGGGCCACGGTGCGGAGCTGACCGGCTTTGAAGCGGTATTGAAGCGGGTCGACGATTACCTGGGGCCGGCTTCATGAGCATGAAACTCAACAAGGTGCTGACGATCGCCGGCAAGGTTTATCCCCTGGTGAAGGACGATGTGCGGCTCGAGATCCGCAACCCCGGGCGCGCCCTGCTCACGATCCAGTCAGCGGCCAAAGTGTCCGGATTGGTGACACTCGACATCGGCTACAACAACAGCACGCTGCAGCGCCATTTCATTGGTTACGTCGAACGCTGCACGCCATCGAACGCTGTCGAGCAGGTGCTGTTTTGCCGCGAGCTCGCCTCGATCCTGTCGGCCCCGTTGCCCATGAACCTGCGTCATGCGGATCTGCGCACCGTGCTGGACGAGATCCACCAGAAAACCGG